TGATTTGTGCTAGAATATCTGCTAAAAAGTTTTGTTCTAAAAAATCTATATCAAGTCCTGTTTTAAATTGACTTTCATCTTCCTCTAGATAATCTATTTCTAAATCATCAAATTGTAGGAAGTCAATCTCTAAAGCGTCTGCAACTTCATTTAGTCCTTCTTCGTTTTGCATCTGTTCTATTTCAGCAGGTTTAGAAATAATCAATAAATTACTAATCATTTCTTCATCTAAATCTAATAATACAGGTGTCAATGGTCTACTTGCAACTGTATCAACAACTGTAGCTTGAAATGCTTGATTAAGTATTACTTGACCTGCGTCTGACTCTACACTAATTTCACCAACAAAACAATTATTATTCGTATCACAACTTGGTAATAAAATAATTGTAGATGAACCTACCTCATCAATAGTCATTGTGAAATCTGTGCCACGAACACCAATCGTTGCTGTCGGTGTTGTTATCTTAACATCTGTTGCTGAGTTTTTTGCAATTTGACCTGAGGCATATCTTACTGTACCTAGTTTTGCTTTTAATGAAAGTTTACCTGTTTTGGTATTAGGGTCATAGACGAACTCATCTATAAGAAGTTTACTATGTTGAGTAACATCAACTCTAGTAGCGTCTATAAACTCTATACCAACCTTACCATTACCTGTTTTTACAGTATCGTATGAAAATATATCTAATTGTTTCTCAATAACAATATCATCTTCACCATCTTGTCTATCAATTACTCCTTTACCTTCTAATTGAGTGACCTCGCCAATAGTGGCAAGACTACTTTTTACGGGTAAAATCGTAAGGGTTAAGACTATGCACCCAATTATAACATCTGTAAGCCGCATATATAATTATCCCTGTATATAATAAAAATAAAATCAAATCCATGTTAGTCCCTCTGTATTATATCAATATTGTGGTTATCACCACTTGTTGTTAAAGTAATCATGTTGTCATAGACACCTGATTGCGTAATATCGACATCAGCGATTGAGCCTGTGTGAGTATGTACTAGTGTATGACCTATACTATCACCATTTCCGTCAATGTCAATTAAATAATTGTTTGTGTCGCCATTAACATTTAAAGTTAAGATAACACTTGTACCATCTATTGTTGCTGCTATTACATTACTGTCTGAGCCTGAAGCACCAGTTATGCCAATTGTAGCACCAGTGGCGTCTGCTGTTTCACCGACATCAATATCTAGGTCGTTTGAAGAACCTACCCAAACAATTGAAGCAGTAACCGTAGCACATGAACTGACTGTTCCTGCACTATCACAATTGAAATCAATGTTGTTACTATTACCAGTTGTACTTAAAGTACCTGTATAGTTAGCACCATTAATATCAAAAGTTATAACATTTGAATTACCAATTTGGTCAATGTTAAAGTTAGATGTAGCACCTGTTACAGTTGAAGCTGTAGTACTATTACCTATCGTGTTATTTTGACCGTCTTGTAACACATCTAAAGTTAATGAACCGCCAGATTGTGTTACATAAATATCATTCGCCATTAACGGCAATGTAAACATCATCAAAAACATAACTAAATTAGAAGTTATACTTTTCATATTACTCTTTTTCCTTTTTTTATTAATTTAAAGTATTTCCTATTTTTGAAACACCTTTCATCTTCCATAAACCTTTATTCACACCTTCATACACCATTTGCAATACAGCGTGTTCTATCGTTGTTCTTATAGCATAATTGACTGGTTCGTTTGTAGCATTTCCTGATTCAAACTCTAGTGCCTTTGTTCCCATATCTAAGAATCTAAACACATCGCCACCGAAACTATAACTTGCAATTGTTTTTGAAGCTGAAACAGATAATAATATCTCACCTGTCTGTACGGCAACAACTCGTAAAGAAACTGTCACCTGGTCTGTGCGATATTGCTCTTTAAGACCAATACCAAAATATCTTGCACCTAAACCACCACTTGCAATATTGCTATCATATCCTACAATACCACCTTCTATAATTAATCCTGCAAAGACTAGTGGTTTTAAAACATTATCTGCTTTTGCTTGACCATCGTATAATTCTCTTGTTGACCTAATTAATTGTCTTTCTTTAATTAGATTACCTAAACCTCTTCTTTCAACAACTTTAAACCACTCACCATCACCTACTGCTTTTAAAGCAGAAATAACCCATACATCAGGACCTTGAGTTACAGCTGTTGATAACTGTGAAAAGTTAGGATTAGGTTTTCTTTGTCCTGTTTGGTCTGTAAAATTATAAACTGCAATTGTTATTTGAGGTTGATTATCTAAATCAGGTATCTCTCTCAATTTCTCATTTGTAGTTGTTCCTTCTATATAAGGTTCATCGCCTTTTTGAGCGATTTGACCAGTTGCGGCACAACCTGTTAAAAAGCATAACAGTCCCATAACTTTTATAATTTCATATATTCCCATTTTAAATCCTAAAACTGAAAGTCGCCTAATGGTACTGACATAGTGGTCACATTACCAGTAGGGTCTGTAATTGTTAATGTAATAATCTCTGTTGAGGCATCTTTTACCCAATTGATTGTAGAACCTTCTACTTGAGCAGTACCACTTGTTGGACAAGTACCTGTACATGAAGTGCCAAACATATTGTCAACTAATTGTTTTGACAAATTAGCATAAATTCTACTTTCAACATTTTTTATAAACTTGTTAATTGTAGTATTATTTTCCGCTCTGGTCGCAGCCGCAGCTGCTGACTTTGCGTCATCTTTTGCTTGTTTTTCTCTATTATGTTGTAATTGTTCGATAGATAATACATGACTAGAATAACCATTCCCGCTAAAGGATGGATTGCTAAACTCATGTACTAGTTCGCTGGCTGTAAGAGTGTTAGGACCCACCAATAACACATAAAGAAATGATACTAACACCACAATCTCCTTTTGTAGTGTTTTCATACTTATATTTATAATATCAAGTAATTGTCTTTGATATTCTCTTTGTTTTCTTTTTTATTTTTCTCTTTGAATTTTTTCTTTGATTTTCTTGCATTTCTAATACTGTATTCAATTTTGACCTCAATCTGATAAGGTCATTATCAAGCATTCTTATTCTATCAAGTAGACCAATCAATGCTGTATTTGCTTCGCTTAATTTTCTTTTAAGATTTTCTGTTGTAAATTTGTATATGAAATATATGAACCAACCCATAGCAATTGCTGCCAAAGTGGCAAAACCATATTGGTTTAAAATTTCTATTATTGACATTTAATCTCTCCTAGCGTCCTTTTTTCCGTCCGCTCTAGAGATTCTATCTTCGTCTGGTCTTAATTTTAAAGCATGAGATATAAGTAAGTCTAATTTTATCATGTCATTATTCATAGTCTTAATTCTGTTATCTAGTGCCATGATAATACCATGAATACTACTTACTTGTCCTACAACAGATTCTAGAATATACTTCAAAATCATGTATATAAAAATACCCATAACTGTAGCAGATGCTACAGGTAGACCAAATGCAACTAATATTTCAAAAAATAAATTCATACCTTTATTTATACGCTAAATACGCTAAAAAAAAGGGATGCCGAAACATCCCTTTTTCTAAGAAACAGGTGGAGAGATTAATTCTCTTCTGCTAATTTTGAAAAGTAATCAAGTGTTTCATCACCATCATCATCTTCATCAACACTAGCAACCGAAGTAGAAGTATCTGCTGTTTCATTTACAACTGGTGAACTAACTGTTGGTGTTGTAGGTGGGTCCATAACATCTTCAGCAGTACCAGTATTTCTAACGCCACTTAAAACTTTATCAAGTTTCGCCTTTAGTTCATCATATGACTTAAAGTTTTCAGCCGCCAGAAATGGTTTTAGTGGATATTGTTTATTCCACAATTCTTCTATAGCTTCATCATTTTCTTTTACAGTAGATGAGCTATCAAACTCTGATTTATCGTAATTCCAGTAACCATCAACTTTTCTAATTTTTAGTTTAAAGTTTGCACCTTCCCAGAAATCAAATGGGTTGATAGGTTTCTCATCTTCAAATTCAGGTTTCATCGCTTCGG